CTTTTATTACTAAAAAAATTATTAATTTAATCTTTTTTCTATATTGGAATATATTTCCATACCTTCATCAGTTTTAAAGAACGCTGCTAACGCTGAGTACGGGTGTTCATCAAAAGGAATAGTCATTACTTTTCTTTTATTTGAAGTCCATATAAAATGTCTTTGATCACCAGAAATTCTAATAATACCAGCCTCTACAGCTTTGACACCAAAGTTTCTAAGTACAACGTTATCGTCGCTAGCTAAATCTAAGAACAACTTAGGGTTTGATCTAGCAAATAGTAGTATGTCTCTTCTAAGTTCCTTAGAACTCATATTAGACACGTTAGATCCAATCTCTACTCTCATGATAGCTTCAGCTAAACTAATGTCCATGTTCCTAGCTTCTGTAAGCGCTTGAACCTCTAAAACTAAATAATCTAATTGAGTTTCAGCAATTACTTGCGGTTTATGCTCATAAAATATTTTTTCTCTGTGTGGGTGGTATAATGATAGTAGTTTTTGTAAAACTGTTTTTTCTTTTTCTACAAAAAGCACGCCACTTCTAAACACAATGTGCTCTAGTCTTTGGTCACCTTTCATCTCGTCAACAAACGGTGTTCTTTGGTTTTGACAATACTTAAGTTCTCTTTCAAAACCCTTTTCTTCATCAAACCAATATATATTAGATGATTTAACAGTATGAGACAGTGGTTTTTTAACACCTTGAAGATAGTATATTCTATCTTTAATTTCCCAGTTTTCAAGTTTTTTAGTTATTGTATCTTTTTGTTTTTCTTTTAGATCGTCTAGTACTTTTCTAGCACTACCAATCTCTTTAACTTTAGGTTTTTCAACTTTATACCTATCTTCTGGATGTAGTTTTGCATCTTCTAATTGAGGTGCTTCTACCTCAACTTTTGTTTCTTTTTTCTTTGCCATAATATAATATAATAAAAATTAATAAAAATATAGAGGCAGCACTTGGCTGCCCCTATAATAAACAGTGCTTACTTCATTAACATAAAGTTGTTAGCACCTTGTGTAATTAAACACCTTTCAGTTAACATGTGAACTTGCATTGCATCAAGCGCTGATGTAGCAGCTCCAACAGAACCAGTAACCCAAGATTTCATTCTTCGATTATCAGTTTGAGAAGCTCTATATCTTACGTGTAAGAAAGGACGCTTCATACTAGAACCAACTTGTTGATCGTAAACAGTTGACATTCCAGCAGGAACCATAACGCCTCTAATTGCGTTTGCTCCAGCAGCTGCGTTAATACCTCCACGAGTTGCTTTATCATTTAAGTATCTAAAATCAGATTTGTAGAAGTCATAAGAACCTCTTCTAAATCCTGAGAAACCTAAGTTTAAAGCCATATCTTCGTCGTTGTCAAATACTCCATAAGAAGTACCTCCAGCTCCGTAAGAATTCATAGAAGCCAGCATGTCATCCATTGCTAAACTAGTTGCTCTATTAACAAACATCATGTACTCCTCAATAGCTCCTTGAGAATCAAACTCTGCTAAAATAGCGTCAAATTCAGCTAAATCAGTTGCAGCATTAACACCTGTAACACCTGTAGTTATATTACCTCTATTTTCAATAGCAGCAAATAAACCTTCAGTTCCAACTGTTCCAACACCTGGCGCAGAGCCTTCTAATACTAGAGCACCATCAGTACGTGAAAGTGCAATATTCTTTTCACCTTCTAACATTGCCATTTCAACGTGATCAGAAAATCTTAATCTAGTTTCAGCTTCAGCTTTTAAATACCATAAGTATCCAGAAGCACCCTCTTCAGTTGAAACTTCAACCCAACCAATCTTAGAAGCATCAGATCCTGAAACTTCGTAGTAATCTTTCATTATAATTGGTTTGTTTGAAAAAGTTTTGAATGATGGTTCATTAGCACCTCTAGAGTCAACTTTTGTTGCACCACCAGCTGCTCCTCTATAACTATCACCTTTACCGTATTCAGAACCATAAACTAAAAGAGTTGATCCTTTTGATACTGTGTTTGCAGCTAGTGCACCAGCACCATTTGCAGCTCCGTAAGGAAGCACATCTATAACACCTGACGCTTCTGTTACAGCTGAAACTAAACATTTAAAAACTCCATCAGAGTTTGCTATAATAACAGTATCATTAACACGAACACCGTGATTAGCTACTGTCATACCTGTTTGATCAATGTCATCTTCAATAGTGAACTGAGATATATTTGCATCACCGTCACCCGCGTCAGCACCAGCAGTTGCTGAGTTAACGTTTCCTACGTAAGATAAATGTAATCTACCTTGTTCTGACCAAATAACTTGGTCAGCTGTCATTGCTTCTTCTGCACCAACTTGAGCTAAAAAACCAGAAATTGTTCTAGGTCCAAAAACCTCAGCTTCTTGTTCTATTAAATCTGGTACATATTGTTGTCCCCAACCGCCTGAGCCGTTTAGGTCTAGATAGTTTGTTGATAGCGCTTGCTGTATTGGAGCAGGCACACTATTCAATAAACCACCGGGATTTGAAATTGCCATAATTTATATTTTTTAAATTTATATTTATTTTTTATTTTTACTTTTTATTTTAAACTTGAAATCATTAGCAGAATTACCTAACACTCTATATTTTACTCCTCCAACCTCTGTTTCACCATGAGTTTTACGAGGATCTAAATTAATATTTTTGTCTTTAGCTACTGTATTTTTAATAGCGTCAGATTTACCTTGTTCATAGAAATGCCTAGCAACAGCATCAGCATTCATTGCGGTAAATAAAGATTTATGATAACCAGCAGCATCTTCTATTGTATCTTTTTTTTCGCCAACAAACTTGTTGACAAAATTACTAAGATCGCTTTGGTTTTCTTTCACCTTATTAACATCCTTAACATTAAACCTAAACTTCTTGTCTCCAACTTGATAATCAAAACCTTTGAAATCTTTGTTAAAAACTTTATCAGTTCTTTTTAAAAATGTACTTTTACTAATTTTGTTATTTTTTTCCTGCTCTTCATTCTTCTTATTGTACCTATTAAAAAAATCAATAGCTTTTTGTTGTTCGTTGGTCAACTTTGACCCAGCTTTAATTTCTTCATAGTATTTGGACTTTTGCCCGTCCAGATGGGCTTTAGCCTCGGCAACTTGCTCTTTAAGGGCTATTTGTTTTTTCTTTATAGTTTTTTCGTCATCAATTTCCTCATCAATACCAAATGTGTCTTCTAGTAAAAAACCTCTTTCTTCTGGCGTTAAATGTGGTTTTGTTGTACGATAATATTCATCTAATACTTCAGAAACATCCATTTTAGAAGTATCTTTATTTAACTTAACATAATCTGTTAAATCGCCACCTGTTTCTTCCATGAAACTTATAAGCTTTTCAATTTTTTCAGGTAGTGGCTTACCTGTGTTTTCAGAGTCGGTTATTGCGTCTTCAACTTCATCTTGTATTTCATTGATTTCTTCGTTCGTTATCTCTTCAACGACCGGTGTGTTATCTTGTTTTTCTTCAACTTTAACGTCTTCAGCTTTTGGTTCTTCGTTAACTACTACAACCTCTTCGGTTTTTTCTTTAATAGATTCGTCTTTAACAACTGGTTGATCTAAGTTTACCTTAGTAATTTTTTCTACTGGTTTTTTATCCAACTTAACCTTAGTAACGTTTTCTTTTTTAACTTCAGTCTTTTCGACCACTTTTTCTTTTTCTTCTGCCATAATAAAATTTTATAAAATATTAAATATTAAAGTCCAAATTTATCCATATTGGACCCTCCTGTAATTATATCATTACCTGATGATTCAAAATTATTAACGGAATCACCCTGTTTTCTTTTTTCAATCATATTCATTTGATGTCCAGCTTGTCTATCTACTCTTTGATCTTTTCTATCTTCTCTCATTTGCTCTCTAGCATCATTGACGCCCATTTCAACGTTGTTCTTTTTTGAGTTTAGTTCAAACTCATAAGCCATTAAATCTTTTTTAACAATAGCTTCTTGTTTTAAATACTCAATTTTCATTTGAGTTTTTGCTTGTTCTAGTTGAGTCTCAGCTTGAGTCTTTGCTTGATTTTTTTGAATTTCTGCCTGTGCAACAGCTTTTTGAGACTCTTGATTAGCTTGCGCTTGAGCTTGAATGTTTTGTTGTTGCATTTTTTGATCTCTTTCCATCTTCTTTTTTCTTTTAACTTTAAGAAGTTGATTAGCTAGTTTTATATTTCTAGTTTCTCTAAGATCAATAGCGTCATCTAAATCAATTGACTGCTGAGCTAGTGCAGCTTGAATGTTGTTTTCTAGTATTGCTTTTTCTTCTTCATCTGGTAGTAACTCTATAAATATACCAAAGTCGTAAAGATGTAGTTCAGATAATTCACTTAACGTAGCTACATTGTGAGCACCTATAGCCTGTATAAAAGCGTTTCTTGTAGGTGAGTACTCTACTATATCAGCTATTCTTAAAGATATACATTCAGCAACTTCAGCTGTTAAATACAGTGTTGATTGAAGTATATGTCTAGTTGCTGTGTTAGAATTAGCTGCAGCCATTTTTTGCACACCAACTAAAGCGTTTCTATCAGGAGTACTAGCATCTCTAGCTTCATTTAGTCCAGTGACGTCTCTTATCATTTGTAAGTAATAATTGTACGTTGTTATAAGACTTTGTATTTTATTTCCACCTGCTCCGTTTTGTATTTGTTGTATTGGTATTTTACCAGGGTTCATGTCACCTTCTGATGTAAAACTTCTACCAATAACAGAACCCGTTTGAAAAAACATATTTAGAGCTTCTTGTGGATTATAATTTGTTCCGTTACCTAGATCTATTTCAGCTAAACCATCTGCATCAAGATAAACTCCATCTGGCACCATTCTTGCCATTACTTGTTGTAGCTTTAAATGAGTAAGTTGAATCATATCTGCAAAACCTGATATTCTACTAACTGTTGATTCTATTTTACCTCTGTACATTCTTGGAGCCACAATTTGATAGTTCATTTTAACTCTACTAAAATCTGAATCTGAGCGCATCATATTAGGACACATTCTCCACGACAACAACTTATCAGAACCTAAAACGTAAACACCTTCAAACAAACACTCAACAACTCTTTCAAGTTTTCTAAACTCACCGTCAATGCTTTCAGGTGGATTAAATTGATCGTCTTTTTGAATAACCTTTTCAGCTCCAGTGCCAGTCTTTTTTAATTTATAAACATCATTAGAGTAAGTTTTAAAATTAAAATACAAAACATGAGCTTTATTTTGATCTCTATTTGGATAATCTGCAATAGGATCTCTTGACGTTGTTGTTATGTCCTTTATTTCACTTTCAGTTAAATTAGGAAACTCTTTAACTAACTCATTTATTGGTAGTTCTTTTACTTCACCAACGTAGTATATGTCATCAAAATATGGAGATTCAGTGTACGAGTATATTAAGTTAGCTGGATCAACGTATTTTATTTTTGCACCCTCACTAAAATCAAATGTTGTTTTTGTTGCTGCTATACCTATTGTTGTTAAATCGTATAATGTTCTTCTTCTAATAAGATCATAATCGCTACCTTCCATTAAAACATTAATAGCTTGTTCTTCAGCTATTTCAACAGCTTGCTTGTAGTTTAGCTGCATATGTAGTTTTAGTTCTTCTTCTGAATCAGGTAAAGTTTCTGGTCTGTTTTCGTATAAGTCAACATCAAAGTTAATTTTAGCTAAATCATTAAACTCTTTACTTTTCATGTCTCTCATTATAGACTCCATGTACTCGGTTCTTTTACTAACGCCATACGCGTCCTGTGAAAAACAGTTTATCTCATATGATCTTTGTGCCATACCATTAACAACAATATCTACAAACTTAGGAATAATAGGTACAGGTTTCCAATCTAAGTTTAAATAAGATAAGTCACCATTTATTGATAACTCGTTTTTATACTTTTGAATTGGTTGTTCTCCTCTAGCGTATAATCTTAACTTATGAAAATTATTAATATTATGCCTAAACTTAGCTTTGTTTCCGTGGAACCATTCGCTTTTAATTGCTCTAGCAACCTTTAAACCGTAGTCTTCACTAAGTTTTTCTAAATCGCTAACCGCTTGTGATGGAAAATTTATAACAGACTCTGTCATGCTTTATTTTTTATTATTGTTGATGAAATTCCTTTGTTATTATATTTTAGTACACTTAAGTTTAATTGTGCTTTTTGTTTGTCTTGATTTGGTTTGTACAAGTGTCTATTGCAAGCCATTATAGCTAAACCAGAACTTATTGAAGCATCGTGCTTTGTTCTTTTGTTTATATCAAACTTAGCCCAATCGTTTAGAGTTTCATTAAAGTAAACGTTTCCACAGCTACCGTCTTGCAACATTCCAACGTGATCGTTAATGTACATTTCAATTGCTGCGGCGTGTGCTTGCTTTATATCTTCACTAGAGTTTGGTATTCCACCAACTTCTTTTTCTGCAACTGATAGTTTGTTCCAAACTTTATCTGGTCTATTCATACTAAATCCTCTGTAACCTCTTCTTCTCAAGTAGTACAGTAATCTTGGTTTGTTATTCTCTGCTAGTATTGGCATTCCGTAAAACACTAACGCCATTAATATGTCTTCAAAAAATATTTCAGCAGTCTGAGGTCTAGCTATATATTCTAAGAAAAAAGTGTTTGCCGGTGCGTCTTCCATTGAAAACTTAGTTAAACCATGCAAAGCGCCTTTAGATCCTCTTTTATCTACTGTTCCTGATATATCGTACGAGTCACAACCAAATGCACCCATGTGTTCGTTGCCAGGATATTTAACTCCGTTCTTAAGTATAACGTTGTTTTGTAGTCTTGCGGTTGGTACCCAACTTATTTTAAACCTACCTTTTGGGTCTGGGTTAAAAGTTACTTGTGTATCTTTTACTCCATTTGTCCATTGGAAGTTTCCAGTGGTTAACACAGATGAGTTTCTGTTTCCTTCGTTGTAGTCTATTTGTTCATATATTTTTACTAAGTTAAATAAACTATTTTTAGTCTCATCTCTAAAAGCATGTTCTTCTGTTCTAGGAAACTGGCGATAAAATTCATTTAAAGCGTCTTGATCATCTCTTAGGCCGTCTGCTTCGTTTTCCCAGTGATCTATTACACCGTAATCTATTTCTACTCCATGTGGATCAGATGTTTGTTTTTGAGGAGCATTAAAAACGGGTGCTCCATGTTCGTCAATGAATCCTTCGTAATTCCATTCCATAGGAATAAACAAAGAATATAATCCTGACTTAGTCTGTCCATTTCTATTTCTTTTTGTAACATCTGAATTATTGTATAAGTTTTTAAAATTTTCACCACCTTTATCAAGAGCGTTACTTGTTGACCCCATCATGCATTTACCTATAATTCTA